AACATAAACTTTGCTTTTTCTGGAGCAATAAAAGATGTTAGTGTTTTCATAATGCCTCCAATTTTTGTTTTACAGATTCTGGTGTTGCTTTTTTTCTTTGGTCATCGGTCGTCAGAAGCACGGTTTTCGGAAAAATAAACATCAAAAACACCTTCAGGATAACGCTTGAGAAGTTTTTGTACATTGCGAGCAACTACATCGTCAATAGAAACTTCAAGTGCCATACATGCTTGAGCAACATACCACATAATGTCACCGAGTTCAATAATAAGATGTTCTTTATTGTCTTGATTCCAGGACTTGCCTTGGAACACCATTTTCTTGACAATCTCCATAAACTCACCACCTTCGGCATTAATACCAACAGCAGCAGTCAGAAGACGTTCAATATTAGCACCCTTCTCATCAAGTTCAACCAACCTATCTGCGAGTGCTATAAAATCTTTAGATGCGTCAGAAGTTACAGCATCAACAAACTCTGCATACTTATCAAAATCAACGTGCTTTACAGTTTCAGTTTTAGTTTCCATTAAAATTTAAATCCAGAAAATTTACTTGTTTTTTCTTCTTTGTAATTATACTACAATTTTAACCTAGGTCAAGAATCTACCTAAACATATTTTTTATCGTTTGCCTAAATTTATTATAAAGTGAGTTTCCATCCCAATCATGGAGGAATACACTAGTTTTATATTTTAATAAATTCATATTAGAATTATCTAAGTATTTTACATTAGAATTAAAACTTTTTCGTTGAAAAGGTATAATATGAATTAATGGTGTGCCAATTGTTATTAATTGTTCTCTTGGTATTTTATTTTCTCCTAATCCAATTTTTATTTCATTATTCCACTCAAAAAACCAAGTTAATGGAACAGGAAATTTATCTGTATGCATTATACCACTTGAAGTAGTAAATCGAGTCTCCCTATACAAAACTGGATGCGTAATTAAACAGGATATCCCAGGACTTGTTTTTATATACCATGGAGTAAAAAGTTTAGAAAATCCACCATATTTTGGTTTCTCATTTTCAGAAAATCCAGGAATATGATGTTCCGTTTCATGGAGAGAATACTTATCTCTAAAATCATGCTCCCAAGTAATATATAATTGATTATCATCATTTCTTATTAAAAAGTTATTCCAAGAAGGAATAATGTATCCCATAGAAGAATAATCAATTATTCCTGGACATCCAGTAACATTTGTTTCTCTATCAACATCAGAAAAATTATTTGGATGAAGAAATACAAATGGACATTTTGATTTTTTAGAAATAATTTTAGTATCAGAAAACCATGAAGGGAATTTCGTATAAGATGGATAAGGTTCACATATAATATCTTTATATTCTTTATGTGAAATAAATTCAATTATGTTTTTTTTCACTTAAAATTTAAATCCAGAAAATTTACTTGTTTTTTTTTCATCATAACCATACTCTTCTTCTTGTCCAGAGTCAAGTATATCTTTTTGAGCACTCTGCTCTACGTCATAAAGACGCATCTTTGCCCTATCAATTCCAACAACAAACCGTTTATTTATTGTAGGGTCATTGTATCTGTTCTTTAATTGCTTAACCATAATCTGACCGAGTTGCTCTAGTTCTTCCGTCGAGATAAGAGCAAACATAAGATCAGCAGTAGCAGGCAGACCAAAACTTTCAGAAGTATCAGTGAGTTCAACATCGGAATTACCATAACCTGAACGAGTGGTTTGAGTAGCAGAGACAATAGGAACATTAGTTTCAACTGCCAATCCACGAAGTTCTTCGGCAATTGCTTTCACAAAAGTATAAGAATTGATATTACTATTTCCCTTATAACGTGAAGAAGCACAGATATTCAGATAATCAATAAAGATAATATCTGGTTTGAATGACTTCTTAAGAGATAGTTCATTAAGAAGTGCCCTAAAGTGTCCTGCGTGTGCTGATGCAGTTGGATATTCTTTGATAATCAAAGTACCTTGACTCTTCTTACTGATATTATTAACTTTAGTTTCAAACATCATTTTGGGAAGAGATTCAATATCCTGAATATTAACATTCAAAAGATTTGAGTCAATACGTTCCGCAATCCTCTCTTCTGCCATCTCCAAAGTAATATAAAGTACATTTTTACCTTGAAGTAAAACAGAAGCAGCAACGTGGCACATGAATAGAGACTTACCAACACCAGTGCCTGCAAGAGCAATGTTGAGAGTCTTATTAGGAAGTCCACCTTTTGTGACACGGTTGAAGAATTCCAAATCAAACGGAATTTTGTCTTCCTTTTGATGATAAAAGTCGTATCGTCTTTCAAAGTCCTTGAAGTAATCGTGCCCAATATTATTATCGAAAGAAACTGCTAAAGCATCTGAAAGAATGCTTGGGATTGCATCTCTATTTTTCTTTTCATCTTGACCATCAGCAATCTTAATAGATTCCATCAGTGCAAGGTATATAGCACGGTCTCTACACCACTTCTCAGTGGTATCTACTAACCACTTATAATCAACATCATTATTATCCAATCTGGACACATAATTACAAATGGTTTTATATGTGTCCTCAGTAATATCAGTCCTTTTTTCAGTTTCAATAAGGAGAACTTCTTTGGTTGCAAGTTTTTCGTAAGCAACAATAAACTTACAAATCTCCTCAAAAACTACTTTCTCATGTAGATTTTCAAAGTATTCATTTTTAATAAAAGGAAGAACTTTTCTACAATAATCATTATTGAAGAGAAGATTCCTGAGAATAGTAGTTTCGACTTTTTCCATTACCCTCCGTATGAGAATTCTTTTTGTGCTGCTTCATCCAATGCTTGCATTACATCTCCAGTAAAATACTTTTCTGGATTGTCCATAATAGTCTTTCCATATTGAGAAGTTCCATCAGGGACTTGATACCTTGTACCACTTTTTTCAAAAATACCATACTTCTCAGCAAGGTCAAGTAAACCATAATACTTATCAAGACCCCGTTCATCATAGTATAAACGAACCTCAACAGTTTTATTTTCTTTACTTAGACGAGACTTATGAGTTGTTGCTTTGATGATATTACCAACAACTTCTGTTCCATCTTTTTCTTTTTTCTTGGAAAGATAGATGATTGTAGATGCAGCATATTTGAGTCCAGAACCACCACTCATTTCTTTAGTTGGAACATAGGAACCAACTACATCATAGGTATGATTAGTGACAATCATTGGGATTTTTGCTTGTCCTAATTTCAAGGTTAACATTCGAAATGCACCTTTAACAAGTTGCGATTTAGTCATATCACGAACTTGCTTTTCTGCTAGAGCATCATCAATTTCTTTTTCAGTAGAAAGCATACCCAAAGAGTCTAGCACAAACATGCAAGGTTTACGTTCTGCTTCTTTTTTCTTCAGATACAAATCAACTGCTTTGAGTGCCTTTGAACGAAACTCTTCTATGGTGACAACATTAACCACGACAAGACGGGATGTGTCGATGCCCCTTGACTCCAGAAGTGACTTTGTAATGGCAGCCTCAGTATCAAAGTAGAGACAATAACCATCGGGATTATTATCAAGAAAATTCTTAACAACAGCGAGACTGAAGAAAGTCTTTCCAGTAGAAGACTCTCCAGCAATAGCAGTAATCTTATTGCCAGATACACCACCAAGTACACTACCTGAAACCAGTGCATTAAAAATAAACGAACCCGTGTCAACATAAGTCTCAGTCTCATCAATATCAGAAGCAAGTTGTGTATACTCACCACCAATTTCTTTTACAATATCTTTAAGGAAATCCATTATGCTACCATCCCGTAATCTTCACGAAGTATTTTTTTGTAAGGAAGTCCCTGTTTTTTCAGTTCCTTCACAAGTTTAAGTTTTTGATACAAAGCAGTGTCTCCTCCAAGAGACATTGCTTTTACAATCGTATCAAGTTCTTTATCGTTAATAGGTAAATCCATCAGGCAAAAAATGATTCTAAGGTAATTGTTTTTTCTACTTTCCATCCGATAGCATCAAGAATAACCTTCATTGGTTCCAAGAATGCTTTGTTAAATTGTAGTTCATAATCAATGTATTTGTCCAGACCGAGTTCCTTTGGAAATTCTTGAATATAAGAAATCACGTTTTCTCGAATTGGATTGGGAAGTTTTAAATAGCAAAATTTAATTTTTTCACCATTCTGAATTACTGCATATTTTTTATCCAGTTTTTTCTCCCGAATCAAATGATTATAAAGAAGAGCACCACGAACATGAATTGGAGTTCCCTTTCCATAAATTGTTGCGTGTGCTTTATGTTTGACTACATCAGAAACAGTTCTAGGGAATGAAATTTGCTCCACAGAAAGATTAGTAAACTCTTTACGAGTCTGTTCGATATAATCAATCATATCATCTTCAGTTTTAGTCATAATGATTTTCAGAGCATCCTTAATCATCTGACGACAAGGAGCAGGAGTAGAAGACTTAACCGCTTCTAGTCCCATAATCTTAAGTTTTGGTTGTTCATATCGAACACCTTCACTATCCCAAACGTTAAGAATGTATCTTTTCTTGGCAGTCCAGATTCCACGGTCAGCAATATTTTCCCGTTTCATCTGCATCTTTTGGTCATATGCATTCACGTATTCCGCCAATTCTTGATAAGAACTTTCAATATAAGGTTCAAATTCCATCTTACACAACTTGTCAAGGAACGAAACAACTTTCTCACGAGTCGTCTCTCTTCCCTTGTATACACCTTCAACCACAGGACCCATATTAAGATAAATGGAATCAGTATCAGAAGCAATGACATAATCAAAATCTTGTGTTTTTAATATCTTATTTAGATACTGATTCATTTTCCTTTCAATCCATCGGATTGAAACTTGACCACTTAATGTAATTGCCTCAGCATTTGCCAGTTTATAATACCTAAAGTATTGATTTCCAATGGCACCATAAGCAGAGTTCAGAGAAATCTTCTTTGCCATTTGGATATTATTACAACGAGCAATCTCCTTCTCCAACTCTTTGGTAGGAGTCTTTTCATATGCTTTCTTTGCCTCAATCATCTTCTTTTTGAAGATAACTCGGTCATTATACATTTTCTCCATTAACTCTGGGAGAAATCCCTTTATATCTTTCCTGTACTGTGCTCCATTAGCACAAACAGAATATTCACCATCAATTGTTATTTGTTTTGCAAGTAACCGTTCAACTGAAGCTGATGGATGCCTTGTCTCAACGAGTGTTTCTGGTGAGATGTTGTACTGCATAATAAGATGGGGATACAGGCTATTAAGGTCAAAACTAACCACCCAATCATAAATCCCAGGAATCGGTTCCTTGACATATGCCCCTGCAAATTTATCATCCTTAGATGATTTATCTTTTGGGGGAATAACGATGTTACGTTTCTTAAGGTAGTTGTAAATAATCGCATCCCAAGTTCTTACTTGAAAGAATACATCATTATAATTAACCTTGGCATCATATGCCATCGTTAAGCATAACTCAATGAGTTTCATCTTGTCTTCCAGTTGGTCAACAAGTTCAACGTCTTTGATGTTATAATCAACAAATTTTTGCCAATTCTTAGTATAGAACTCTCGGAAAGTATCAAACTCAGAGTGGTCTAGTTTTTTCTGACCAAGTTCAACATTTGCAATATGGTCCAAACGATAAGATTCTTGATTGGTGTACGTGAATTTCTTATATAAATCAAGATAGTCAATCACAGAAACACCTGCAATTTCATAAGAAACCTGCTCTCTCCCTTGTATTACAAGTTCTTTTCTGCGAATATTACCCCAGGGAGAAAGACGACGTGCTTCTTTTTCACCGAGAATACGTTCAATGCGACCTGCGATATAGGGAATATCATACAACTCACAATTCCATCCTGTAATGGCATCTGGAGTATTTTGTTCCCAAAATGCAAGGAAACGATTAATCAAATCAATTTCATCAAAACACTTAACATAAGCAACATCATTACGAGTATTATTATATTCTCGACTATTTGCAAAACAAACAATTTGCTTTGTTGAGTAATTTTGAAGGGTAATAGTCAGAATTTCTTCTGCACAATCAAATACATTTGGGAATCCACCTTCGGCAGCAACCTCAATGTCAATTGTTACAAGACGGATTTTTGAGATGTCAAACTTAATTTCATCTTCAGGATACTTATCTGAGATGTACTGTGCCTTGTAATTATCATTACCATAGACAACAAACCCATCAACCTTAGAATACTTGTCAAGAAATTCTCTACAGTCAGAAATCTTTCCAGGTTGAATGAGTTCTACTGCATAACCATCTAGAGTTTTATATTTTGTTTTTTTCTTTGAAGGAACAAAAAGAGTTGGTTGATACTCTTCTTCTATTTGAAAATACTCACCATTGTCATATCCACGGACCAAAATTTTATTAAATTTTTCATAGACATTGGTGTAAAATCTCATCGTGTAAGTTCTAGATATTTGTCTATCAAGGTTTTGTTTGGTTCAACAATCGTCAGAATTTTTTCTGAACTAATCATCATCTCATTAACATCTGTATATTTTTCTATCCATGAAGATAGTTCATTCTCACCAGAAACTAAAAAGGGATTCGTTAGCTTACAATTTGGTTCACCAAAATCAACTACAAGTTCTTCTATTTCAGATATCAGGAATGTATTGTTCATTAATAGAATCAACATTATCGTTTTGTTCGTTTCCATTCATTCTCTCCTCATAAGATTTTTTTACCATCTCCACTGGTTCAACAATAGTCACAATCCAATCTTTTTTTATTGGTATGTTTTTATCAAATGACAAAGGCATCCAGGGATAAAAAGCAATTTTATATTCATGCTCTTTTTCACTTTCAAGCAGTACTTGAGGTGAAATCAATTTAACAACTACTGGGTTTGAAAAGATTAATGATACTACGTTTCCGTCATCATCAACCAATTCTTTAATGTCTGCTACAACATCTTCCCCAGATTTAAGTACAGCAAGTTTAACAGTCATGTTTTTTATTTACCTCAAAAAATTATAGCAACAAAAAAGAGAGGTGTCAACTGGAAGTTGCCAGTTACCTCTCTTAAAATGCGCCGACGATATTCCGTTCTATTTATAGATAATCCTTTCTCTTATGATACTCTGGAACAATCCTGCCCAAAGTAACAGTGAGAAGTCCATCCTCAAACTCCACTGCTCGCACTTCTGTATCATCCGAGAGTGTCCAGACTCTTGTAAAACTTCTTTGTGCTAGACCT